AAATATATATCATAACTTTCTAATAATTGATTTCCACTACCCAATTTTCCTGGTGTAGATATACCAACTAATTCTTGATTGGTGACCTTATGTCCAACTAAAATCTGTTGTAGTGTTGTTTTATTTAATAATTCATATTGTTTATCTGCTGAACTTGATTCAAGTATTTTAATCTCTGGTTTCGCATCATTCTCAGCATCATAAAATCCAACTATCGCTTTACCACTATTATTTGTTCCACTATATTTATCATTTAATTTTTTTTCAATTGATCTTCTTTCATCATCTGTTGTATCACCAACTGGTAAACCAAAGAATATACTTGGAGTCATATTATTCTTTATATTATTAAAATGAAAATTTGATATTTCTGTATCAATTGTAATCCATTTTAATGATCCAATATAATCAGGATATGAATAATAATCTAAACCTGGTGTATATCTTATTATTGGTATAATTTGACGACCTGATCCTTTACTATTAAATACATCTATTGATATTGGTTTATATTGTTCTTTTCTATAATTACTCCAATCCTTAGAATAATAATAATTCATTATAATACCATTATCATTCCTTTTACCACTCCTTTTACCACTCCTAATTTTAGATGCATCAATGTGATATATCTCACTAATCTTTATTCCACCTCTACCCCACACTACTTCGATATAAGATAAACCATATATTAAATAATCTAATGATACTTTCCTAAATATATCATTCATTGTCTCATATGGATTTGGATGTTCTATAAATTCATTTGTCTTTTCACTAAATTCTTCTTCTGTTTCTATATCCTGAACTATACCATTACCACAAATCATCTTTGTTTTAGTTTCAATTATAGAATTATGTATTCCTGATTTTTCAAATAATGATAACAATTCACTTGGGTATAAATTATCATCACCATATTTTATGAAATCTAAATTCTTCTGTTCTTTAAATTCAGGTATAATTATATCATGATCACTTGATATACTCGAAAATAAAAATCTTTCATCTTTATTCATATTATTTTATTATTTTTTATATACAATCTTTGTCCTATTACTTTGATAAGTCGTAGTATTATTTATTATATTCTCAACTCCATCATTATCAACTACATAACAAGAACCCCACTCTAATAGATTTTTATTAATTAAATTATTAGTTACTATGTAATCATACCAACCCTCAAACTCTAATGGTATATTATTATCAGTTGAACCACTTGATATTAAAGTTGTTATATTAAAATGATTATAAATATCAGGTGCATCACTTATATCAATCATCTCACATTCATATAAATACCCATTCTGTTCTAATTTTAATGTATAAGTCATACCACTAATTAATTTATAGTCAGCCTCTTCCTGTAATGTTAAAAAAATTGAACTTATATTCTCTGTATTATATTTAATTCTTAAACTCATATCAGTTTTTATTAGTTTTTTCTTACTTATATATATAAAATGTATAGTTTTTTGTTAATCTTTATGACTTATATATAAAAAACCAATGGGTATACACTCATTGGTTCTTAATTTATTCTATTTATTTATATATATTATACAGCATTTATTGCTGATGGATCAATTACATAAGCCTTATATGTTTCTTCACCAGTGAATTCTAATACCTCACCATTTAATTCATCTAATTTCATACCTGATTGACTTCCACCTGATGCAGATAAAGTTAATCCAGCATATGTTCCTAAAACCCAAGTTATATTATTAGCGTCAGTTACAAAAATAACTACAGTTCCTTTTGATAATTCCATTACTTCATTTCTTAATTCTTTACTCATCCTTCTAAAAGTTAAATTAACTTTAGGCCCAAAGGATATAGATGATGAAATACCATCACCTATTGATTTTTCACCCCAAGATGCGTTATTTTTCAAAAATGAATAATCGCTTAATGTATATCCTGTTAATATATCTAAATTGGTTATTTCTCCATCTACCACTGTCATACCATCAATATCTAAACCTTTCTTTTCTATAATTTGAATAGCTTTAATACCACCTCTACTTTCAGTACATAAATCACCAGAAATTCCATTTAGTGTCATACATCCCATTTTTTCTTTATTATTTTTTATAAGGGGGATTTATTATTTTTTATAAGGGGGATTAATTAAAACCCCCCTATTATTTTATTATTTTATTATACAGTTGGATCATTATGAACTACCATAAAATCATATTCATAACCATAACCTAATTTACAAGCGGTTTGAAGTAATACTTGACGACCTTTCTTTTCATACCAAGCGTCAATGTAGTCAGTCTCATCTAATAAATCTGTTCCAAATATTAAATTACTTTCAAGTGTTAAAATCCATACACTTGAACCTCTTAAACCATGCATCCCTTTTATTTTAATGTTTGAACCAGCAATAGTTGTTTCTAATGTTTGACCATTAATATCCTTATTATAGTTATAAGAATTATCTTTAACTTGTGCTGCTGTGATTAATTTGAATTCAGCGATACTTGTGAACAATACTAAATCTTCTTTATCATAAATTCTTTCATCAATTCCTGCGACCATAGCATCTACTTTACCTAATGCATTAGCAACAGTTGTTGGTGTAGTTGAAATCGCACCTGATGCATATACACAATCGCTAGATAGTTTAGATATATAACCATCGGCCTTAACCATATTACCTGTTCCTGATGCTTTATCACCTTGCCATGCAAGTTTATCAATTTCACTTGACATTACTTTTGTTTTTGTTTCAATGATAAATTTCTCAAATGGGAAATCTTCTGGTGTTGATCCCTTTGAACTCAATGTTCCTAAATACTTTTGATCAAAGTCAGTAGGACATAATTCTTCTTGAATCATAATTGGTTCAATATTAATTAATACATTATCAAAACTTGTTGAACCACTTGTATTCCAACCACATGCAGTAGTTTGAAAATAAACTTCATGATCAACTCTTGTTAATTTAAAATCATGTTTTTGACCTACGATATTTTGTAAACCTGGTAGTTGTAATGTTTGTGAATTATAAATAGTTTTTGAGATTAAATCATTATTCTCATTTATATATTCTGCTAATCCACTAACATTAAATCCAAAATCATATTGTTTTTTCATTTTTCTCTAATTATTTTTTATTTAATTTTCGTATAGAATCCAATACTTGTAATCTTTTTTCAAGTAATGTTAATTCTATCTTATCCGTTGGTTGATTTGTTATACTACCAACTGATGGTTCGTTAGTCAAATCTTCTATTTTTGTATTTAATAGTTTTTCATTAACCTCAAACTTTTTAATTTCTTCTTTCATTTCTTCTTTCTCATTATTAAACTTTTCTAAATCACTTTTTAAAGCATTTACAATTTCTAATAATTCATTGTATTTACTTTCAAAATCTTCTTTTTCTAATACCTCTTCTTCTACTACCTCTTCTTGGAATGGTAGATATTCAGTTACAATACCAACTGCTACTGTAAATGTTCCACCATCTCCTAAGATATAATCACCATCTCCTAATGGAGTTTCTAACGTTTCATCAGTAAATACTAAAGTATCAACTCCTAAATCACCATCATAATATATAGATGAACCATCTTCCAATTCACTAATAGAAAAAATAACCTTATCTTTCTCTAACTTGATCTCATCCATATCTAATATATCACGGATCTTGTTCATTATTTCTAAATATGTTTTCATTTATTTATTTATTTTTTATTCGAGGCCAGATAGGCCTTGAGTGTCTAATCATTTATATATATAAAAAATAGGTTTTTTTGTTATTTTTCCATTTCTTCTAACAATTTCTTAATCATTTCCAACTTATCTTCTTCTAATTCATCAACCTTAAAATTATCAGTTTTAAACTTTTTAAACTTATCAGTCAACCAAGCCTCGATAGATATACCATTAATTTCACCATTCTTTATTTTTTCTTTAATATCCTCATTAACAATCTTATACATTACACACCAAGTTCCATTTGGTATATCTTTAAAACCATATTTAGTTATGATTGGATCTTCTTGATTTTCAACTATCCAACTAAAAATTAGATGAATACCATTGACTGATTCTTCGTGTTGTTCAGTAGTATTATTTTGGTGATTATTAAATAAAAATCCTTCTGCTAGTTTCCTAACAGTATCAACACTAAAAAATACATTATATTCTTCATTAGTATCAGCATCGTATCTATATATCCTTTTCTCTGGTATCATTGCTGGTGATGCGATTATACCCCTTTCAATTTCTTTACCAAATACAAAGTTCTGTTTATTTTTATTAAAGTATATAAAATCCTTTTCGATTGCTGGTCGTTCAACAAACCCCATACCAAATACACCATCTAATTCTTCATCACCTATAATTAATTCTATTTCTTTCATTTTATTTTATTATTTTTTATAATACACTATAATTTTCAGCGACACTTACTTTACCTTGTGTATCAGTTATATCACTCTCACTAACTATAACTTTTTTATTATTTATACCATTTACTATTTGTGATATACTATCAGGTGATAAATTAATTGAACCATCACCAGTTGAAAAATCATTTCCACCACCTGCAACATTTGCTGCCGATGCCATATTTCTTAATGATTGATTACTCATACTTGTCTTATTCACAACACCTTCACCACCTTCTAATTCTCCAACGTTTGTAGTTATACCTCCATGTTCATGTGATGGTCCACTTGTTATACCACCATATTTAAATTGTTGCTGATTTATTTTAGCTATTTCAACGGCTCCCATTGCTGCCACAATACCTGCTCCTATTAAACCAACTGGAGATGGTGGAGGACTTGACGCAATCGCAGTAATCATACCTGCTGCTATATTCATAACAGCCTCACCAATTAATAATTTCTTTTTCTCTTCTGCTGATTTTTTATCTAATTCACTTAAACTCCTAAACATCCTACCTGTTGCTGTTAATATAGTTGCACCAAGTTGGATTTTTTGATTGGTAGTCATTTTAGTATTATCTAATGTTTCTTGGTTTGATTGTTTTTCAGCGGCAACTCTTTTATCTAAAATAATTTGTAATGAATCAGTATATTGTTCTTGTGTTATAAACCCTAATTCTAATGCCTCTTCTAAATCTAATTGTTGTTGATTTAATTCATCTAATCTACCTTGTGTAGTTTGTTTGAATAAATTTTGAGAAAAGTTATAAATACCTATCATTCTTTGAACCTCTGGTAATCCCTCTATATCAACATCAACATCAATATCTTCATCTTCATTCATTAATTCTTTTAGTTCATCCTGATATTCCTTTTCTATACCTAATAATATTTGATTTTGAATCCTGTGATTTTCAACCTTACGACTCATTAATTCTATTTCATCATCAGTTAATGTTTTATTAACATCTATTATTTTATCATTATATTCTCTTATTATTTGACTTTTCAATACACCAAAATCTGCTTCCATTTGTTTCAATCTCTGTTGATGTAAATATGTTCTATATTCAATATCATCATTTTGATTTGTGACTAATGATAAAAACCCATCAAATGCTTCTTTCTTAAATGTTGTTATATTTTTTATAGATTGTTTTTCATCATCGGTCAAAGAATTATACATTTCTAAATTCAAATCTTTCCATTTATCACTATATTTATTAGCATTACTTATTAATAATTCTATTTGTTCATCATTATTATTTTTCTTTAAATCTATTATTAGTTTATTAAAAGTTATATTCTCTGTCTTCATTTTATTATAGAATTCGACTTGTGTTTTAATGAATATATCATTAATCTTTTTCTGTTCTAATATAAGTTTTTCACCTTCTTTCTTTGTATATATACCTTTCTTTATACCAATCTCAATCTCCTTGATATATTGTTCATTGTGTCGTTTTATACTTTCTAATGTTCGTTTCTCATCATTCTTATCAAAATCATCATATATCTTATTCTTTTTATCTAATGACTTTTTAATATCCTTATCAAGTTCTAAATTCCTTTCCTCTTCATCATTCAAATCTTTATAGTTTTGTGTTAAACTAAATATTGCTAAACCAAGTAATCCAACTGCAGCGATTATTAAACCAATTGGATTAGATGCCATTACAACATTTAATGACCTTTGAGCGACAGTCCATAATTTAGTTGATGATGTTACTGCTTCTGCTGCTCCTCTAAAACCTTGTGCGATAGCCATACCTTTAGCAACCGTTGTAATCATTGCTTCCATACTTTCATTAGCATCACCACCTAAAACTGCTATACCTGTTAATCCTGCTGTAACACCACCTGTGAATTTACCAAACTCACCAACTAATGCTTCTGTATCTAAACCCTCAAATGATTTGTTTAAATTCTTTACTTGTGTTTCACTTCGTTGTATCTCTTTACTTAAAACTTTAAATGCATCACTACCTACCTCAACATCTTTTATCTCAACCTTAAGTTGTTCTAATTCACTCTCTAATTGATTTAATGTTTTTATACTATCGTCTGCATCTGTTTCAACTTTTATCTTTATCGTTTCATTAGCCATATATATTAAATACTATTTATTATATATATAAAATATCTAATTTTTTTTTAAATTATTTTTTTGTATCATCCAAGTTAAATATGTGAAAAATTCATGAATCTTTAAATTAGTTATATATTCAACATTAGTTATATTATTAGATAATTCATATATTATATTTACAAATCCCCATTGTTTTATGAATATATCCCCATTACTATCATTTTCTCCTTCACGAACATCTCCATCTGTTTCGGTGTTAAAGATTTCTCCATATTTTGAATAAATACCAGACGTAAAATTATAAAAAAAAACATTGAACTTAATACAATATCAATAGTCATATACTCTCTAAAGAGATTCTTACGTTCAGTTAATGTTTTAAAATCATTTGTTTCATAATCTTTTATCCTATAATCTTCCTTATCTAAAAATTTATTTATTATATTCTTATAGTTAAATAAACCATATTCACTATCATCTATTGGTCTATATAATACTGCCATCAAATAATCTAATTGTTCCATATCTTTACTCTTTGAAAAAGTATCCAAATCAGTAAATTCTCCTATACTTATATTATTTAATTCCCTATTGAATCCATATTTCTTACCATTAATAGTTATTATTGTTTGTAATTGTATATGATCCTTACTCTCAAATAAAAACATTAATGATTTTTGTATCAACTTAATTTGACTTATACCTATATTACGAACATCATTAATAGATATTTCACTTAATATACTTATTATATTCATTAACTTTTCAACCTCTTTAATATCCTTATCAATTTTCATAATATCCATATACTTACCTAACGTTATTTCACTATAATCAGTTGGTAATTTATATACCATATTACCTATCTCAATATCTATCATAATTTATTTATTATTTTTTACAATCTTTTTAAAAGATTCATACATCATTGCTACACAAATCCCACATTTAGGATTTTCACTCCTCAAGTAATACCTATTATATAAACTTGTTAATAAATATATATCATCTAAACTAATATCATTATTCAATTTGATATTTTCCATAAACTTTTTAATCTCTGGGTATAACTCTTCCCTTACAATTTCTATCGAAGACCTCGAATGCATAGGAGGACTTGTAAGGGTTTTTTTATAATCATTGTATATCTTCTTTAAATCATTCCAAGTTGTTCCATCTGGTATGTCTATACCACCCTCTTTCAATGTTTTTATCATATCAACTTTCTTTACCATAATTATCTATATTTTTTTTTATCTCTTCTTTAATATAATTGAACTTCCTATTCAATATATTCTCACTTATACCTGTATATAAAGATAATTTTCTTATACTATAACCAGGTTTCTTAATCTTTTGTTCTATATATTCCTTATATATTAATTTATCTATGAAAAATATATCCAATCCATCTAATATTTCTATAAAATCACCCCAAGTGAAATCATCATTTATATCATCTTCTTTATATTTAATATCCTTTGTTATATCATTATATAAAATCTTATTATATTTTTGTTGATAAGGTGAGGTTTTTGAAAAACTATTAATCTTAAACATCGATACAATATATCTAATCCCTATCCCTTGTTTTATTATTTTATTTGACCTATATTTATCCATCTCCATAAAATATATAAATACCTCCTGTAATATATCTTCCTTGTTCTCTACTTTAAACCCCCTAATTGATTTTAATATCTCTTCATAATTATCACTAATGAATTTCCTTACCATTATAGTTATATTATTTTTTCAAATGTTTATTATATAAATATAGTATATAGTTAAACATATTCTTTTCATTATCTAATTCCTTATCATCGGTTTTATGTAACCCAATCTCATCCTGAAATCTTAAAAAATCACTATTAGCAGCACTATTAATCTTATACCGCTTACCTGTTTCTTTGATCCTTTCCTTCCTTTCTTCATCAGTATATATCCTTTTCTTCATAGTATTTAGTTTTTATTTAATATATCATTATATTACGACTTGGTTTCTTTATATTGAAAAACATTTTCATCATTAATGAATCAGCAATATCAGGAGATCGACCTAATCTCTGTTTAATCTTATCCTTCTTCTCTAATTGAATTTTTAAACCATCATTGGGATTAATCCTAATCGCCATCAATTCTTTTGTTATATCTTCTTTCATTTCATCATCCATACCAATATCCATTATACTTTGACTAAGTTTGTAATAACATTGTGTCCTCAAATTAGAATAATTCTCCTTATATAATGGACTACTACCACCTTTGAACCCAACACATCCCTTTAGTATATCATATACTCCTACTCCTAATCCATCTGCGTCAACTATAACATTCTTAATCTTTACATTATATATACTCATCTTATTCTTTATTAAATTTACTACATCTATTGTTGTTGTCTTATCATATAAAAACACCTTCTCTAATCTCATACCATTCCATATTGTTATACAAGTTTTATCTTTACCCATATTTGATACATCACAACTTAAATACATTGTTCCTAAATTAACATTGTTATTATAAAAACATTGAACTATATCATCATATTTGAATAAATTATAATCCTCCTCTGCATAATCCCAATTACCATATAATAATCTTTGGACAGTCGAATTATCTAAATTCTTTAAAGTTTTTATATAACTCTTATCTACATACTTATTATCATATACATTAGATAATATAACTTTTCTATAATGTGGCAACCTATCTTCCCTAAATGGTGTATAGAACGTATCCTTTAAGTATCCTGTTGTTGGATTACTTACTAATAAAAGTTTTGGTATTAAATCATACTCCTTTAATTTATGACTTAATCGTGTTGATAGTTTATTTATTGCATTTGAACTAATTTGTGAAACCTCATCTATTACTGCTGCTGTTAATCCTAAACTCATTAATCTCTCAAAATTAGGATCACCTGGTAGTTCAGTCAATTCTAAAAAATATAATCTTGAACCATTCTTAAACTCTAATATCAAATCCTGTCTATTAAATTTATAATGTTCTCCCTCTTTCATATTATTTGAATCCATAAACTCAAATATAGATACCAATGTTGTCTTTTTTAATGAACTTAAAGTATATCTACATACACCTATTGATATACCTGGATACATCAAACTATATATAACTACAAATGCTGATAGTAAATATGACTTACCTGAACGAGCACCTCCTCCAAAAAAGATTTCACTTGTCGTTTTATCCATAAGATATTCCCAAGTTTGATATTGTTTTATTTGTGGTTCAAAGTTTATATCCAATTTATTCTAATCTTTTTTTATCCTTATTATCTGGTATAATCAAATTGATTTTCAATGGTTCAGTATATGATACACTCTGTTCTATAACCTGTTTATCTACATATCTCCTTGACCCACCACGAGATTTTAAATAAAATATAACACTTGTACGATCTCCATCTTTAATATTCTCAAATAATATATTCTCTACAAAATCAAATTGTTCATTCTCAACCTCTTCTATCCTTTCACTAAAATCATTATCTTCAGTAATCCATTTCTTATATGTTGTATATGATACTTTTACCTTCTTTAAAACTGGTGTTATTATACCAAGATTTTCACTTAATAATTTTAATATCCTATTCTTCTTACTATTTATCTGTTTCTCACTATACATTTTTATTTTTATTTATTTTTTATAACAAACATAGATATATCCATTGTAATATCATCATTAAAGTATTGTTTCTTAATTAAAAATGATTCTAATACATCATATTCATCCCATTTGAAATTAACTAAACTATTAGAACCTCCTAATGATACTACATAATCACTGATTTCCAATGACTTATAGATAAATTTTAATGTTTTATTAAATGGTGGATTGATTATTATTAATCTATTCTTTTTATATCCAATCTTTTTCCATCCTTTAGTAAAATCCATCTCTATTATATCTTCCCTTCTTGGTTCAATATCATATTTTAATACTGGTATATCATAATACCTTTCTATTACATCAGTTAATGCACCATCACCAGCACATACATCTATTATCTCTTCTATATTATTAAAATATTCCTTTGATTTTTCTACCATAAATTCACCTAACTTTACTGGTGTCTTGATAAATTCAGTCATGTTGTCTTTCTTAAAATTTCCCATCTATTATTCTTATTTTTTTTA